GGCGCGGGGGCCTCGGGGGCCTCTGAAACCTCGGGGGCCTCCTCGGCGGGAGCCTCCTCGGGGACTTCAGTTGGATCCGGCTGCCCATGCCCAGCCATCTCGAGCAACGCCTCGGTGTTGTCGTCCGAAGCAGCCTCAGAGAGTGAGCCAGCGAACTCGCCGTCGATCATGTTTCACCCTGAACCATTGACCGTTTCAAAATGAACCAGTCACAGGTAGTGTCAGCGTTACGAAACCGATTTGTCAAGCACGGAGTTCACTGTGGCGCGTATTCGTTTGAGCAATACAAGGATCGATGAGCTTCTGGCCGACATCCAGGCCTCCGAGAAGCGGATCAACGACGAACACAGAGCCCGGTGGGAGCGCATCACCGCCGTCTACGAGGGGAAGTCTCGGGCCGAGGCTGCCGGGTTCAGTGGCTTGGACGACGCGCGCGAGGTCAACTTCAACTTCCTACTGTCGACCGCCAACACAGTGGTGCCGTCGATCCTGAGCACAGACCCGTACATCGAGTTCCGGTCGCGGGCGAAGACGGACGAGGACTCAGCTCAGGTCGCAGAGGCCGGGGTCAACTACGCATACGCTGCGGGTCGCGCCAACGACTCGGTCGCGGACATCGTCCTGGACGTGCTGCTGTACTCGGCTGGCGTGGGCAAGGTCGTCTACAACCCCGCCGCGAACGTCACTCCGGTCCTGCACTACGACACGGACGCGCAGATCGAGATGGAGGAGGACGACGGGCTCACCTCCCTCATCGAGGAGGAGTTGGGCGACCTTCTCCCCTACGGAGACGACGGGATCGACATCCCGACCCTGGAGCGGGTGCCCCTGTGGAACTTCCTGTTCCCCGAGGGCTTCGATGACATCAACAAGTGCCCATGGGTCGCCCACAAGTTGCTCGTGCGCCTCGAGGACTTGCGAGCGTTCCCGGGGTTCCGGGTGGCGCCGGGGATCACCGCCAACGACTCCGTGATGTCCCCGGCGGCTGGCTACATCGGGGAAGCCATGGCGAGCTACGTCGCCTCTCAGGGTCCTGCCTTCGTCACGCTCTACGAGATGCACTACTGGATCCGCAAGGGGACGCGACTGTCCCGGCGGATCTTGTGGCTGCTCGACAACACCAGCGCCGAGGGCTTCGACCGGGTGGTGCGCCACGTCGCCGACGACAGCGGCATGCGTGGCTACCCGTTCGTCATGCTCCGCACCGCACGGGTGCCCGGCAAGATGTACGAACCCCGCATCTCCGACCTCGCCACGATCCAGCCCATCGCGGAGCGGCTCAACGACGAGCTCGCCGCCGTCCTGCGCCACCACCGGCAGGCGAGCAAGCAGAAGTACGCTGCAGCTCCGGGCGCCCTGAGCGGTGACTCCAACTTCGCGGACATGATCACCTCGGACGCGGACCTGGACGTGGCTGAGTTGCCGTCGCAGATGGCGGATGTTCGCGCCGCGCTCCAGCTCGTGCCCATCGCGGCGATGCCGTCGGACGTGCCGTTCATCCTCCAGATGCTGCAGCGGATGATGTACGAGATCGGCGGGGTGGACGTGTTCCAGCGGGGTGGCGTAGCTCGCAAGGGGACGACCGCCACCGAGGTCGCCGTCGCCTCCCAGGGGTTCCAGAACCGAGCGAACGTCCGCAAACGGGCCGTGCAGAAGTTCGTTGAGGACATCTCGCGCCGCTACCTCGACTGCATGCGACAGCACTGGACGACACCTGTCTGGGTCCGAGCGACCGGGAACGACGAGTACCTCGAGGTCAGCGCGGACAAGATGCGCGGAGCCTTCGACATCTCGGCGCACGTCACCGACTTCGATCCCGACGACCAGAAGAACGAGTTGCAGGCGTTCACCGGACTGCTGCAGACCATCGCTGCGACCACCCAGACGATCGTCCCCCTGGTGCAGGCGGGGCAGTTGCCGGAAGACACGATCCAGCGGTTCATCGACAACAGCTTCAGGATCTGGAAGCAGGACAAGCGGCGCCTCATCGGCCCGCTCTCCCAGATGGCCGGGCCCATCGCGGCCCCGGGCCCACAGGCGGCACCCCCCGAGGCCGCGCCCGGCGAAGACGTAGACGCCTCACAAGTCGACGGTCGGGGGTTCTCCCCGCTCGCGTCCCACCTGACCCTCGCTGGAACCGGGCCCCGCCCCGGCGCCGGCAACCCTGTGGAGTAGCCAGTGCTGTACACGTTCCGCTGCCAGAAGCCCAACTGTAGCCAGAAGTTCGACCAGTCGATGGCTCTGTCCATCTACGAGCGCTACAAGGCCAAGGACTTCTACGAGGTGATGTGTCCCCGCTGCGGCACCAAGAGGCCCCATCGTCACTTCGACGCGATGTCGGCCCCTGCCTACCACCGGGACGTGGGCACCTTCGACCCGCGCACGGCACCCGCCGCTCTGGCTGGACGCTCCTACAACAGCAAGGACGAGAAGAAGGACATGGTCAAGAAAGCCCTGGGGGCTAACTTCGTCGTCGGAGAGGTCGACCGGGACAAGACCATCGCGCGCCCGTCGAAGCTCGGGGTGGTGAACATCACCGCCAAGCAGGCCAAAGCCAACCTCGAGCAGTCCTCGCTGGCGCCGCCGAAGGCTCAGGCGCCAGCCGCCAAGCCCGCCCCGAAGGTCAAGCCCGTGTCCAAAGGTGGGCACTACCAGGACATCGTCGTCGCCGCGTACCGAGAGGCGAGCAAGCCGATGGCGGTGAAGGTGATGCGAAAGAAGCTCGGTCTGACCTACAACCAGGTCTACCAGTCCTGCACCAACACCGGCATGAAGAAGGTCCGCAGCGGCGTCTTCCAGTACGTGCCCCCGGAGTCGGCGAGTGCCTCGGCGTAATTCGCACAGTGGGATGCAGGAGGAGCGCCTGACCTCGGGCGACTACGACGACTTCCCGACCTACGCCAGAGACATCCTCAAGATCCAGACGAAGAGGGGCGCCCTCGACCCCTTCATCTTCAACACGCCGCAGGAGCTGCGGTGGAATCTGATCAGACAGATCCAAGAGCTGGGTGAGCCGGTACGGATCTGGGAAGCGAAGGCCCGCCAGACGGGCTGCTCGACGTTCTGCCAGGGCTACCTGTTCCAGCAATGCACGACGCAGGAGGACCAGACCGCTCTGGTGGTGGCGCACACCGCAGACACGGCGCACGAGATCTTCACCAAGACGAAGCTCTTCCACGCCCACATGCCAGACGAGCTCAGACCGATCACCAAGTACGACAACCGTCAGGCGATCGACTTCCGCGAGCCCAACGGCAAGGGGGGCCTCCGGTCCAGGTACACGGTGGTCCTGCCGAAGCACGCCACCTCGGCGAACGGCATCACCGCCCGGAAGATCCACGTCTCCGAGATCGCGCTGTTCACCAGTCCCCGCCAGTTCATGCTGAACATGCTGCAGACGGTGCCCGACGAGCCCGACACGTTCGTCTACGTCGAGAGCACCTGTGAGGGGGCCGGGGACTACCACCACGAGATGTACCTGGCCGGCAGAGTCATGGGCGAGTTGCCGCCCTGGATGCCCCTGAAGGAGAAGTACCCCGGGAACCCGGACAGCCAGTGGTACGTGATCTTCACCCCCTGGTTCCTCATGGAGGAGTACAGCAAGCCGCTGAAGGTCACGCCCGAGGCGTTCATGGCAACGCTCGACCAGGACGAGCAGGAGCTGCTGGACCGCTTCGGAGAGTGGGTGTCCCTGGAGCATCTGCAGTGGCGGCGAGAGACGATCGCGACGAAGTGCGGCGGCGACCTTGCAGGGTTCCGGCAGCAGTACCCGAGCACCGACGAGGAGGCTTTCGGAGCCACCGGACGCCTCGTCTTCGACAGGGAGGCTCTGGCCCGGCAGGAGAAGCTGCACGTCTGCCAGTGCGAGATGTGCCAGCCCTACATCGGCTACGAGACGAGTGAGACGAACGACTGCCCCGAGCACCAGTGGTGCGAGATCGTGGACGACTCGGACTGGATGGCGTCTCGAGGCGAGCGTCTGTTCACGACGTACAAGCCGAAGGTCTTCGACGGCATGCCGGGGACGGCACGCTTCTCCATCTGGAAGAAGCCCGAGGAGCGGCGCTCCTACGTCGCTGCTGCGGATGTCTCAGCAGGCCACGAGGACGGCGACTGGGACGTGATCTCGGTCTACGACGAACAGAGCCTGGAGCAGGTAGCGGAGTGGCGCGGCAAGGTGGACATGGTGGAGTTCGCCGACATCTGCATGCTCGTCGCCATCTACTACAACCACGCCATGCTCGCCCCCGAGGTCACAGGAGCTGGGCAGGGCTTGATGGCGATGCTGCAGCACACCCGCTACTACAAGTTGTACCGACGGACGAACCTGACCCAGGTCGGGTCCTACGGCAGTTCGATCCTCGGGTGGTCAACGACAGCGCACAGCAAGAACCAGGCTGTGGGGTTGATGATCAAGGCCCTGCACGAGGAGTACATGCGGATCCGGTCGCGGGTCACCCTCGATGAGGCAATGGCTTACAGAGCCGCCATCGTGACCAGCGACGGCGAGGGCACCAAGATGCTGCGGATGAGCGCCCCGTCGGGTGGGCACGACGATGCCTTGATGGCGACGATCATCGCCTGCGCTGTTGCCCACGCAGGGAACCGACTGAACAAGCTGGCCCGCCCGACGGCGGCACAGCCGAACCCGCTCGACTCCTCGACCTGGACGAATGAGTGGTGGGACACGTTTGCCGACGAGAACGGCGCCAACGCGCGCAGCCTCGCAGGGCTCTACCGGCAGTAGCTACTGCTGCTCTGGAGGCGGCTGCTTGCGCTTCCGGCTGACCAGTCGCTTCCCCTTCGGGACCTCGTGGAACCGGCGACCCTTCTTCGACTCGCGAGCCTTCTTCTGAAGGGCGCGGCGCTCCTCCCGGGTCACTTCGGAGCCGCCACGATCACCCATTCCACCAGGTTGTCCTTGGTGAAGAACAGCTCGTCCCTGAGCTCGCCCACATCACACCTCCAACACAGGCTGCCGTCCTGCTCGCGGATGGCGGTGAAGGGCTCCCAGATCGGCTCGTCCGGGTCGCGCAGAAGCAGGCACTCGCCCTCGACCAGCGCAGCCGGGACAGACGCAGACCGGGTCGGCTTGAGCCGGATCCGGGTCTTGACCTCGGGCGCGTCGACCGTGACCCGAAGAGCGTCACCGCCCCCAGGGGCCTCGATGCGCTCCAGCCGGAACGGGGGCGCGTCCACGAGGTTGGACGAGTAGCTGATCCCGACCGACTTCTTGCCCCAGGAGACCCTGTACCCGTACTTCGCAGTTGGGCCGTGCCCAGCGGACATCCCCCAGGTTGCCACCTCGAGGTTCTTGCCCGCGAGGCGACTCACACCGTCATCTCCCGGCGTGAACGTGATGCTGTGGTTGCTCATCTGGCTCCGTCTCCTCTATGCGGCGCTAAAGAGTTCCTCTTGGCGGGACCGCAGGTTCAGGTGTCGTGGTTGATACCTCGCAGACACCCACTCAGCCCACGGCACCGTCTTGTCGTAGGCTCCGACAACCCACCGCTGGAACCCGAGCAACTCCGAGGTGCGGACGAACGGCATGGGGTACGGCACGGCACCAAAGGCCCGCAACGCAACCCTTCGGTGCTCGCGATCCTCGTGGGTCTCTCCCGGCCAGAAGCCGCAGAGCATGTAGACCATGATGTGCGCCGGCTTCACCCCTGCATCAACGAGCCGCTGAAGGCCGCGCATCAGGGTGCGCTCGTCCTTGCGGTTGTCCCAGGCCGTGTAGATCCGGCGCGTCTTCATGCCGTCGTCTCGGTAGTTTACGGACGCAATCGCCTCTGCCGCTTCGACGGTCAGCGCGCGGGCGTTGATGCCCTGGGAGAAAGACACCTTGAACCCACCATCGCGGATCTCGGAGACCCGCTCCCGCCAGGATGGATTCCCGAAAAAGTCGTTGTCCAACAGCAGCAACTCGCGCGAGTTGTCGCCACCCCGCCAGAGGTCTGCAACGGTCTGCACCTCGCGCACCTTGCCCTCCTTGCGGGGGACGGCACAGAAGGAACACCGCAGCCGACAACCCCGCTGAAGGAACCCGATGGACGGGCAGAACTCAGGGTAGGCCGAGTAGTCCTGCTCGACGGTGTCGACCCCGACATCCTCCAGGCGGCGCCCGACATCCCACCCGGTGCCGCCGATGAGCGCATGCGGCCACTCCCTGCGGATCGCTTCCCCGAGCGGGCGTGATCGCTCGAAAATGAGAGAGGCGTAGACGTGGTCGTGGCGATCCCCGAGGTCTCGCTGGATCGTGGGGCCACAGCGGCGCAACACCACCGAGTCTCCGAGCGAGCGGTGGTGGGCAGCGACACGCATCAGGGCAACATTGGGCAACTTCCCGTCCACCTGGAGCAGAAGAACGCGATCTCCCCTCGTCCCCTTCCGGCTACCAGTCATCTGGCTCCGTCTCCTTCCCGATCCGTCCGAGCTGCAAGAGCCCGATCTGCGAGGTTCATCACGACGCCCACCGCAACGCGGGGGTCGTCAGACACGAGAGCGTGCGCCCCGCCGAAACGACAGCGCACGCTGATGTAGCGCGAGACACCGAGCAGGCGGCGAGTCTTCACGGTCCAGGACCGAACACCCGCGTACCCGCGAAGAGCATCCTCTGCGGATGTCAGGTGCTGGGCGTTCATGGCGTCTCCTCGTCCACCAGAGGCGCCCGACGCTTGCTCTCGTAGTACGCAAGGGCAGTCTCAAAGTCGGGCCAATCCTCCTCAGCGAGGCGAACAATGGCGCGGTGGGCAGACCTCGACACCCTGGAGTACTCGCGAGTGGCCCAGGACGCCGCGGTTGAGGACCATTCCACGACTATCGTGCGCGTTCCGATCTGCGGAACGGGCATCGACACAGCAACAGCCGCAGCCAAGCCAGCCTTGACCAGGGTCGTCAGGAAGTCTCGTCGTCTCATCGACCCACCCCGTCCCATCGCCCGCTCCGAGCCTTCGCGCTCCCGAGACCCTCAACCTGCTTCGGCTGGATCAGCTCGAGCAGGCCCGCCACCCCCTGTCCGTTGTTGCTGCCCCCACGCTGGCACCACTTCTCCGAGCTCGGCCAGAAGTCGAAGAGCCACCGACCCCTGCCGACCAGGAGGTGAGCGCCGCCGTTGTACGACGCGAGGACGTACTTGCTGATGAGCGGCGTGGTCATCTCGACTCCTCCCCCGTTCGCTGTCCTACGCACTCCAGAGCCCGGCACAGAGCCCGGGAGAGCCAGCCCATACGCTCGGCGTCACAGGGGGCAGAGACCCCTGCATCCTCGATGAGGGCCTCCAGACGGCGAACACGAGCCCAACCAAGGGCTTGCTCCCTACGCCCACGCTTGGGCCAGCCACTCATCGCCGCACCCACGGCAGGCCCCGCATGATGATGTTCTCGTAGCCGTCGCCGGTCCATGCCCTGGAGTAGGTCATCGCATCCACACCAAGTCTTCCGGCAACTCCAAGTCCCCTGCAGCAGTGAGACACGTCACAGCGTCACCCAGGGTGGCGACAAGGCGCCGACGTGTCGGATCCCCCCGAAGGTGGCCCTGCACCTCCTCGATGTACTGGATCGCCTCCGAGAGAAGAGGAGATGGGACAACGTCCTTCCGAGTGATCGCCTCCACTGCCAACCGAATGAACTCCGACCTCGAGCGGATCCGCAACCCCTCCCGGACCTCGTCAACGTCCTTCAACCAACGAGGAGACACACCCAAATGCAACTGTTTCTGACCCATGATCCAAGCCTACACGCAGCGTGTAGGTATGTATGCTCTCGATGTATGAAAAACGGTACATACCCTATACGGGATTTTGTACACGCGTCTCGCTCCTCCTTAAGCAGCCATCGGCTGCGCCTCCTGGCCGCTCCTGCGGAGCAAATAAACAGAACCAACGGCAACTCTTCGGGCCAAACAACATGCTCCTCCGTCCAGCCGCGAAGCGCGGAGCGCAACCAGCGCGACCCGACCACGCGACTCGCGCGACTCGCGGACGGGGAGTAGGACGCGAGGTGTACGCACGTCTCGTGTGTACAGGGTGTACGGGGTACGCATGTCTCATGTGTACAAGGTGTACGGGGTGTCACGGTCTCATGTGTACAAGGTGTACATAATATATAACGACACCCCCCACCCCCCCCGGGGGGGGAGGGTCACGCGCCGCACGCGCGCACCTGGGCGTGCGCCCGCGTTCGCCTGGCGCGCAGGCCCGCGC